TCCGCGCAGTGGTAGCGGGCGGTTTCCGGGCGGTGGCCGCCGGCCTCATCCTTCGCCCATTTGACCTGTTCCCAGATCAGGATCTGCTCAAGGCCGCAGTTGGGGCACGGCACCCAGAACCGGCGCTGGTCGCTTTCCTCGAAGGCCGCCTCGATCCGGCTCGACCCCTTGTTCGTCGGCGTCGAGACCAGCACGATCTTCCGGTTCCAGAAGGTCACCGTCCTTTTTTTCGCGAGATTGACCGGATCACCCTCGGCCCCCGCGCTGAAGGGATATCGATCGACCTCGTCGCAGAGCAGCAGCCGGATCGGGCGGCTCGCGAGCCCCGAAGGCGCGTTCGCACCAACGATCGTCAGATGCCCGCCCGGAAACCGCTTGTGCAGGATCTTGTTGTTGCCATCCCGCGAGCGCGGATCGGCGATCTTGCCCTGCAGGCAGGGCGTGTCCCGCGCCATCGGCGAGAAGCGGTCCTTCGACCACGTCTCCGCGTCCCGCTCTGTCGGCATCACCACCATGATCGGGGCAGGATCTTGGTCGATGTGATAGCCCACACAGCAGAGTTGGGTTTCGGTCTTGCCCGTCTGGGCAGATGACATAACAACCACCATCTCGACGCTGGCATCAGAGATCGCGTCCATGATGCCGCGCTGGTATTCGGCACGACTGGTGCGCCATTGGCCAGGCTCAGCGCTGGCCTCAGAACTCAGCCGTCGGTTCTGGTCTGCCCAGTCGCTGATGGTCAGGTCCGGCGGCGGCTTCAGAACCGCCAGGGCCTTCGCCACCGTCCGCTTCAGGATCGGTGATCCCCTCAATCTCAGGGTCGGCCTCGAGTTCAATGTCTGGCTGCGCGAGATCATCGAGCACCTCGCGGATGGCGGCACGGATCAGGGTCCGGGTGTCTCCGACGGTTGATTGTTCAAAGGCCCGAGGCGCCAGCCGGTCAGGCAGGGCCAGAAGGCGAGTTCTGAGCAGGGCCAGAACAGCAATCCAGGCGCCCTCGATCTGTTCGGCCGCGATCAGCGCGCGCCGCTTCTCCTCAGCCTCCATCTCGGCCAGGTCCGCCCGCGCCCGGATGAAGCGCGCCCGTTCAGCTGCGTAGTCCGGCGCACCGGCCTGCGCCTTCAGAGCCTGATCGCGAAGGTAGCGCACATACCCACGCACGGAGCCGACCAGGTCGTACTGCCCCCGCTCTGCCTTCGGGATCACGCCTTCCCGGCTCAGCTGCTGGACGCGGCGTTCCGAGAGGTCGAGAAGCCGCGCGATCACGCCGATGGGTTGGGTGGCCGATGACATGAAGTGATCCCGAGCCCCCGATCAAAGCCATGGAATTGCTGCGATTATACTGGATGACCCTGCGCGAGAGAGCGAACCTGAGGTCATCAAGCGACGCACCCACGGAGCCGACCATGACCCTCGCCGAGCGCTACAACGACACCGCCTCCCGCCTGCTCCCCCACATGGCGGCCGACTTGGCTGTGGACCCGACCATCACCGACGCAAACCACATCGACGAGATCGTCTTCCGCCGCAGCGAGTATCTGGGCGGCATGGCCACAGCCCTCCTCGCCATGATCGACCAGCAGGACTGAGGGACATCCGATGGCCCGCCGAGTTCCGGACAATTCCGATGCCCTCAACGCCTTCCTCGCCGCCAAGGCCGAGATCGACACAATGCTGGCGCGGCTCACCGCCCTCAGCGCGGAGCATTTCGGGATCAACCCCGATGAGATCAACTGGGGCCATGTCGGCATCCTGACCAACGACCGCAACCGCCTGCGCGAGATCATCGACCGCACCTTCAGGGAGAGCGAACACGCCGAGTAAGACGGCCCGGCCAACGCGTCAGCCCCGCCGTGCGGGGCTTGGCCCCGTAGAAGGGCGCGCATCCCGCACGCCCCAATGACAGAAGCAGTACCGATGTTCCTGATCCATGACGCCGACCAGTCTCGCGTCCAGATCTGGGCTGTCCGTGAGACCTACGGTCATGGCCCGGTTTGGGAGTTCCTTGTCTACGGCCTGACCCAATCCGGCGACCCCAAGGCTTATCCGTCGCTGGCGATGGCCTGCGACATCGTCGGAGCGCACCCACAGCCAATCTTGGAAGCGGCCCCGTTCCTGTCATCTTCGAAAGGACCAGATCCGATGCCCAAACTGACTGACACCCAAGCCATCATCCTCAGCGCCGCAGCACAGCGCGACAAAGGCATCGCGCTTCCCCTGCCCCACAGCCTCCGGGGTGGCGCCGCCGCCAAGGTGGTCGGCGCAATGCTTGCCAAAGGCTACCTCGAAGAGGTCGACGCCGACATGCGCAGGGGTGAGCCCGTCTGGCGCGAGACCGGCGACGGCCACGGCGTTACGCTAGTTGCCACCAACGCAGGCCTCGCCGCCATCGGCATCGAGACCGAGGACGCAAACACCGCGCCTGAGGACGGGACGGACGCGCCGACCGAGGGCCCCGCGACAGACACCCCCACGGAACCCGAGGCCGCACCCAAAGCGCGCACACCGCGCGCTGGAACCAAGCAGGCGAAGCTGATCGAGATGCTCCGCGCCGAGGGCGGCGCGACCATCGACGAGATCGTGACAGCAACGGGCTGGCAGCCGCACACCGTTCGCGGGGCATTCGCGGGCGCGCTCAAGAAAAAGCTCGGACTCGAAGTCACCTCTGAAAAGGTCGAGGGCCGCGGGAGGGTCTACAGCCTGCCCAGCGACTGACGCCGCAAAACACCACGGCTCAAGGCCGCCGTCTCGCTCGGGGCGGCGGTTTCTCGTCTCAACGATCCGTCTTACGGAACACGCTGTACTGAAAGCTCTGTCGGTTACCCTTCGGCGTGACGTGCATGTGGCGTCTGGCGTCGAGCACCTCGAACCTGCTCGGCAGCAATCTGTCGAGTTCCTGCGCCAGAGCCTCGGGCGCATATCGCACCACGGGCAGACCCGAGCACTTCTCCGGTCCGTCATCCGCAAAGGTCGCAACGATTGCGATTCCACCCGCTCGCAGGGCGCCCGACAGCGCACGTGCGTACCCGGCGCGATCCTCGGCCTCGGTGAGGAAATGAAACACTGCCCGGTCATGCCAGATGGCATAGGGCCGGTCTGGCTCCCACGTCGTGATGTCCGCCTCGATCCACGCGACATCGTCGCCCCGAGCGCCGAGACGCTGCCTGCTGACCGCCAATGCGGCGCCCGACAGGTCCAGCACGGTGAGGGGTCCGAAGCCTTCCTCGAGCAGGACATCCACGAGGCGCGACGCGCCGGCGCCGATATCAATGAACGGCTCACCCGGCTGAAGATGCGCACGAACGAGTTCGAGCGACAGGGCGGGCGTGGCCTCGAACCAGGTCAGTTCGTCTTCCGACCTCGCACCATAGACCCCGTTCCAGTGCTCCTGTCCGCCCGCCATTCCCTCAGTTCCTCCCTCTGGAAGCGAGTGTATTTCACCGGACGAGCGCGAGTAAACTTCATTCCGTCATTCAGCGACTTGGGCTCACGGGTGCGGGTCGCCTCGAACAGCCGGCGCAGGAGATAGGAGCGCGCGATGCTCACTACCGTTTATGCTGAGCGGATGATTATGCGGAGTCGTCCGGGCGTTGGTGTCGCAAGTGTCTGACTGGCATTTGTTTTCCGGCCTGCAAGGGTCAGCATAATCGGTATTATGCCGAGCTCGGCATAATACCGTGAACACCGCGCCCATCTTCAGGTTCTGCGCCAGCGTCGTGTGCAGCCCGCACAAAGGAAAGATCAGAATCTGCGTTACGACAGCCACGCCGTAGCCGACGATCACGTTGGCGACGGACTCGATCAGCGACATAAGGCGGGACTGCTTCATGTCGCGGCCTCATCCATCGGCCAGCAGTTCAGCCGCCAGAGCTCGCAACGCATGCGCCGCAACCAAGGGGACCACTCCGTTGCCACAGAGCCGAAGCCGGTCCACCCGGTGGGCCAACCCATCAGCGCCTCGACGAACAGCGGGTTCAAGGTTCGGCGCACATCGGAGGTATTCGGCCCAGCCATCGGCGTCACCAGGACCTGGCGGCCAAGCAGGCCGTTCACGGGCGTGTTCACCAATGTCGTCGCCCCGTCCTTGTGATCCCGCGCTGTCGGCGTCATCCACATCTGGCTTGCATGGGTCAGATCGGCCGTCTTGCGATTGCCCGCGCTCGGTTTGTTGCCGTCGGTTGCCATCGGCGTCGGCCAGTCTCTGGCCATCCGGTCCAAGCCCTTTTCGTCGCGCCTGTCGCCGCCCCGGCTCCGAAAGCTGTCGGTCTGTGGCGTCGGCCACATCGCGGCCGTCGTCGCGAGGTTCATGCCGTGCTGACCCGCTTCCTGCGATGGCGTCGGCTTCGTCTGACGGTTCTCGTTGGCGCTCGCCCTCGGCGTCGGCCAGAGCCGCAGCAGTTCCGTCCGGTTCCCGCCACTCGACCAGGTTCCAGAGCAGGCGCGCGGGGTCGGCCAGCTGGTCTCCTTCGCGGATCGCGAGGATGAACAGCCGCTCGCGTTTGTGGGGCGCGCCGACTTCCGCCGCCGTGTAGAGGCCTGCCGCAAGCTTGTAGCCCATGCCGACCAGTCCTGCGGCGACTTCGGGGAAGCCGAGGCGGAGATGATGGGCGACATTCTCGAGGAAGACGAAGGGCGGTTTGATTTCGCCGATGATACGGGCGACATGCGGCCAGAGGTGGCGTGGGTCGTCCGCGCCCCGGCGTTTGCCCGCGACGGAGAACGGCTGGCACGGATAACCCGCAGTGACGATGTCCACCGCGCCGCGCCAAGGGAGGCCGTCGAAGGTTCCAACGTCGTCCCAGACAGCAGCCTGATCCAGGGACGCGTCTTCCATCCGCACCACGAGAGTGGCTGCGGCGTAGTATCCGTATTGATCAAGCGGCTTTTTCGTTCCATTTCCTGTCGTCGCGCAGCAGGGCGTTGGCGAGGACGAGCAGCTTTCGCATGATAGCGGTGATGGCGACTTTCGAGGGTTTTCCGGCGTCCTTGAGAGCCTGATACTTCCGCTTAAGGTCCGGATTGAAGCGCAGTGCCACGAGGGCTGGCATGTAGAGCGCCGTACGCAGGCTTCTGCGACCGCCTCTGATGCGCGCCCGCCCGGACCAGGTGCCCGACTGGCGCGTCATAGGCGCAAGACCGGCGAGGCTGGCTGCCTGTTTGTTGTCGAGTGTGCCAAGCTCAGGCATCTCGATCAGGATCGCCATGGCTGTGACGGTACCGATGCCGGGAATGGAAGCCAAAACATCCCTGCGTCGGGACAGGCACGGGTCGGTGTCGACCAGCGTCGCGATTGCTGCGTCGATTTCCTTCAGCTGCGCGCCGATCTGCTTCAGGCGAGCCCGGAGTTGACGCTTGATCACAGGGTTCACTGCGATCTGTTCGCGGTTGGTCGCCGCGATACGGTCTTTGACCAGAGCTTGCCGGGCGACACCCAACTCTCTGAGATCATGCAAGGTTTCGGTCTTTGCCGGTCGCCCTTCGAGATCAAGAACCGCACCCATCCGTGCAAGAATGGCAGCGTCGATCTGATCGGTCTTCGCCAATTCCCCTGTAGCCTCCGCGAAGCGGCGCGAGGAACGGGGATTGACCTTGACCGCCTCGATACCCGCCGCGACCAGCGACGCTTCAAAGAGGCGGTGATAAGGGCCGGTCGGCTCGAAGATGACACGCACCGCAGACCCACCGATCCAGCGGATCAAGGCTGAACACCCTGCCCGGTCGTTCGGAAACTGCCGATGCTCGCGCGTGCGCAGGCGAAAGGCATCGAGAGCGGGTTTCGAGATGTCGACGCCGATGGTATCGTTCATTGTCTTTTCCTCTTCCTCTGCTTGTCATCCGGGCCCAGAACCCGGGTATCCGTTCAGGACAGATGAAAAGACGGGGGCGATCACACTTCGCCTCGGTGATGAAGCACCTGGTTTCCCTCGATCCGACCCCCGCCACTGCCCGCCATAAATGGCGTGGCGGGCAGTGGCTCCTTTATCGCAAAGGAGCCGAGGAAAATCATAAGACAAGGTTTCCCGTTCGACATGGCCCACAGCACGATATCCGGGGATGGCGATGGCGAGCCCGAGGTCGAGACCACCTGCACCGGAACAGAGCGAGAGGCCGAAGAGGCATGCGTCTTCGGCTCCGGAAGCGCATCCGGGGGAAGGTAAAGCCACGTCATCCATTCCTCAGCGTTCTTTGGTCTTGAGCTCATCGAACGAGGTTCCAGCGCCATCGAGGACGGCCTGTTTCCCGGTGAAGTTCTGCCAACGTGCAACCGCCACATCGACGTAGGCCGGGTTCAGCTCGATGCCGTAACAGACCCGTCCAGTCGTCTCGGCCGCGATCAGCGTCGTGCCCGATCCCATGAACGGTTCATAGACCGCCTGACCCGGGCTCGAGTTGTTCAGGATCGGCCGCCGCATGCATTCCACCGGCTTCTGCGTCCCGTGGACGGTCTTTTCGTCCTGATCCTTGTTGGCAATTTGCCAGAGCGTCGTCTGCTTGCGGTCTCCCGCCCAGTGCCCCTTGCCGGACTTGCGCACGGCATACCACGCGGGCTCGTGCTGCCAGTGATAATCCCCGCGGCTCAGAACCAGCCGATCCTTGGCCCAGATAATCTGGGACCGGATGGTGAAGCCCGCGACGCCAAGGCTTTCCGCCACGGTCGCCGCGTGCAGCGCGCCATGCCAGACATAGGCGACATCGCCGGGAAACAGGGCCCAGGCTTCGCGCCAGTCAGCGCGATCGTCGTTCAGCACCTTGCCAGTGCGTTTGGTCTTCGCCGCGCCCGCCTGGTTGCGCCAGCTGGGATCGTATTCCACACCGTACGGTGGATCGCTGACAAGCAAGAGCGGCTTTATGCCGTTCAGCACTCTTTCGACATCCGTGGCAACCGTGCTGTCGCCGCAGAGCAGCCGATGGTTACCAAGGATCCAGAGGTCGCCGGGACGGCTGATCGGATCCTCGGGGAGATCTGGAACATCGTCCTCACCCTCCTGCGGACCGGTGCCCTCGTCGAGGCTCGACATCAGCGCGTTGAGTTCGTCCTCGGTGAAGCCCGTCAGCCCAAGGTCAAAATCCGCCTCCAGCAGGTCCGCCAGTTCGAGGTTCAAGAGGTCCTTGTCCCACTCGGCATTCTCGCTCGACCGGTTATCCATGATCCGGAAGGCCCGCGCCTGGCTGGCCGTCAGCCCCTTGGCGACATGCACCGGCGCGGTCTTGAAGCCGAGCTTGCGCGCCGCTTCCAGCCGGGTGTGCCCGGCGAGAACCACCATCGCCTCATCCACGACGATGGGTTGGCGCCACCCGAATTCCTGGATCGACGCCGCCACCGTCGCAATCGCCTGCTCGTTGCGGCGCGGGTTGCGCGCATAAGGAATGATCTGATCAAGCGGCAGGTCGACGACGTCCATGATGATGTCCTTGGGAAGCCTGCAAAACGAAATGGGGTCTGATCCCCGTTTCGGTTCAGGCGTGGTTTGTCAGGCCATCAGGCCTTTGTTTTCTTGGGGTTGGGCGCAAACCGAAACGAAACGGGTATTTTCGGCGGTGTCACTGGGAAACCCTCGCGCCTCGCCCCCCCGAATACGGT